CCATTGTAATCATACTCAGTTATCTTATCTATTAGTATGCGATGCTTATTATACAATACGTTTATTATGTTATCGTTAGTTGTCTTCATTGTGTTACTCTCTCGTTAGTGTTACTTGTTATACCTATATTATATACTATAGGCTAGTATGTGTCAAGGGCAATCGTTAGTATTTTAAAAGAAAATCACCTATTTCTCCAATCCACCAAGCTAGTGAAAATGTCATAATGACAAGGATAAGTAAACCGCCGCCAAGTCCAAACGCATCAAAAAACTTCTTCATATCAAATCTCCTTAAGATTGCTTAACTTCTTATATGTTAAGTATACTATATATATCGACACATGTCAAGCTAAACATTAGAATAAAGTAGAAAATAAAGAAAGTATTTTCCTTAGTGAGACTCAATCTCAACAAGGGGGGCCGGCCCTCCCGTTTCGCAGTTTGTCAAGCCCTAATTTGAACCGTATTGATTACAGTAAGCCTGCTTGAGCTTACCGTATTCGTTACGTCCAACCTTGAACGCGGCAACTTGCCAATGCGGGGCGTACTCTGTATTGAGTACGATTTCAACATCACCAAATTCAGCGATGTAATTGGCGGCGGCTTTGGGATTGCTCACCATTCTATGAGCGTCTGTTTTGGGCATCTCAACAGAGTGACCCTTCCAAACGTCATTTAACATCTCGGTAGTAAACTTTAGGTTGGAGATTTTCATAGTCATATTGTTGTTCCTTTCAAGAACGGGTTGTAATGTCTTAACTTCTTATGTTCTTATTATACTATTATTATCGGCATATGTCAAGGGTAAACTTTAACATTAACCAATTAAACTATGGAATACTTCAAGTTTATTTTGAGCATTCAATCGCAAACGAACACCGTCTGCATTGACTACATACCAACTATCGTTAGCGAAGTCCATACGTCGCATGTAATCTAGTGCATCTTGCACTGTAGTAAAGTTAGCATACACATCATAGCTAGTGCCGATGTGCTTGATAACTCTTACGTCGTGGGCTTTAGTAGTCATAGTCTTGGTTACTCCGTTAGTGTTGTTGTTTGTCATGCTTGTATTATATACGTTGTTGTTGTTGTCGTCAAGAGCAATCTGAATTTTATTTGTATTATTTGTCATCTTTATTATTGCCTTTGTTTGTTGCTTAACTTCTCTATTACTTATATCGTCATTGTATCATAATAACTTTAGTCCGTCAAGGGCAACTAGTATATTTTATAGGAATAATGGCAAGTATTTCGGGAGGCGCCACCCCCACGCCTTTTAACTCCAAACTCAAAAACATCCCTTCTTGCCTGAAAAAGGCCGGGTGGTTCAAACACAATTCGCTGACGCTCAACAGTATGTCTTACTCAAACCTCCACCATCAGCCCCCTTTCCTGTCGATGAACTTAAGCATCGAATCAGCCCCTCTAGAATCCCACGAGGCTCCCTTGGCCATATTGTCCTCAGCCCAGAGTGGCTGCAAGTTGGAATAGTGAAAGCAAATATACACCTGTTTCTCGTCGGTGAAGTCAAATGAAGCGCATGGTCTTATGTGGTCTATATGCCACCCTCTGAGACCGTAGTTGTCCCAACCCATTCCCGGACTAAACTGTCTCTCAAAGTGCAGCACGAGCTCCCTTGCTGTGCATCCGATGTACTTCAGGGTTGTGTCTGACTTCCTCAACCCCATGTCCCCCAACACCCTCTTGATTCTCTTGCTTTGGTTTCTTTTGATCTTAACATGAAGTCGCTTTCTGTATTCTGATAGCTTATCGGGGTTATCTTTTCTGTATCTGCCCTGCCATTTCTTACGATATTCTTTGTTTTTCTGATAGTAGTCCTTGTGGTACTGCTTCTTGTCTTCATATGTTTCAAAATGGCGTTTCTTGGCGTATCCTTTACTGCAGGTAATGCACATTGCCGTTTTTCTATATCTGTGAGAGGGGTAAAACGTATCTACTGGTTTCCTCTCGCCGCAAACTTTACATGGTTGCCCGTTTTTATCACAATCTTCTTTTAATTCAGCGGCACGCTCTAATCTAGCTGCACAGGTTCTCGCCGGGATTAGTTTCCCCTCTCCGCGTCGCCGTCGATCCTCCCACGCTCTGCTTACAGCGTTATGGCATTTTTTGCATTTAGCGCGTAGTTTCCCCGCACTCGCAACAGGAAAGAACTCCCTAGTATATTCCTTAGCCTCGCCACACCCACTACATTTCTTAAATTCCATTTTCTCTCCTTTGTATCTATAGACCCCCGGCTTTCTACCCTCCACGCAATAATACGCGGGGCACAAATCTATCATCAGTGGGCAGCCTTTCAATACTATTGCGCGGATGGTGTGTGAGAAAGCTTACAACTCACAAGTATTGTCCACAGGCTTGCATAGATGGGTGATCTCATGCCTACCCGCCCCTGACCATCACGTTTTCTAACCCGCTCATCTTCCGCAACATAAAGTTACCATAGAACTGCAATGCCTAGACAGCAGAATTTATTTTACTAGGCCATATTTCGGTGAGAGATCACGATCTGATAGATCTTCTAGTAGATTATAGTGTCTCACCTATGTAAATGCAACAATCTTCGGTAGAATTCTGCCATAATCGTGCAATTTGCTTCGTTAGGGTGTATAATAGAGTAATGAAACAAACAATCTAACTGATTAGAGATCATTATGAATGACAAGAAAAAAGAAGAACCCACCAGAACCTTCAGCTGTATGTTCACAAAGGGCACGGCCAAGCTGGAAGAGGAAGTGGAAAAGGAATTAGACGCCGAGGATAAATCTTTAGGAGAACTTTTGGATGAACAACCCGAAGAGCAAGAATGATTTCACTACTGGGTACTTAGAATCCGCCGGTTCTAGCTATGACAAACAGAGATTAGTGCTACTTGGTAAAAGTAACTTCGCTCATTGCCCACCGCAGTACCGTGATGGAGCAACGGAAGGTAGATTTGACGAACTTCTCCTTAGAAATGCTTACAAAATTGGCATAAGGTTCTTCTACCACTTAGAACAATTTAAAAGAGACAGTCCCCATGTGGAAAAATCGGTCACTTTTGCCGAACAAGGGGTAGGTTACATCGAAAAAGAAGACGACAAGCTATTCTTCTGCCGAGAAAACTCATGCTACAGTGGTCGAGATGCCTTTTCTCTAACTTATAACACTATAGGCGTACCCCCTGAGCATATATCTGGTGATGACCCCCTAATTATCCACTCCATTGCCCCAAAAAACTACATACACGCACTTGCCACGCCCCATTCCATCATAGCTTCTATCGACTCTTTCACCCCTACTCCAGTCGAGCTCGAAGAAAACTCCCTTCTAGGTCGCAAAGACAATAGGGTCCAGTCAATAGACAAGGATGAACTTAGAGAGATATTAACAGATGAAGCAATTATTGACTCAGTAAAGAAAACCCAATCACAACTCGCCCTTTCCAGCCGCCGAGTCAATCTAACTCGTAAGAATTCTGTCTTATCAGCCCCAATCATTCGAGCCTATCCCCCGTATAAAGACAATCAGAAGCCAAAAGCACAAAAGGGATCAATAATATATAACGAGACCACCGATTGTCTAGAATATTTCACAGGAACTCAATGGAGAATTATAAAGTCGGAGCTAAGTGATTGAAAATACCTGCGAATATGACAGAACAAGAGGTAATGGACACCATAATGCTCGTTGTTAACAGAACCGCCCCTAAATATACATTTTACGGCTACACTGTTGATGATATAAAACAAGAATCCTTTATTATATGCATGGATGCCCTTAAGAGATACCAAGAAGGACGCCCATTAGAAAACTTCCTAGCAGTACATCTCTCCAATAGACTAAAGAACTTCGTAAGAGATAATCACTTTACCAAAAAAGAAGAACAAAAGGCTAAGGTTATAATGCCCGGCCAACTTTCCAATGACAACACTATCGTTTCGCCGCAAAGCCTGCAGGCTAAACATCAGAACAAAATAGATACAAAAGAAATGCAGAAAATCGTGGACAGCAAATTACCAGCAGAGTACAGAGCGGATTATTTGAAAATCGTGAATGATGTATACGTACCAAAAAAGCAACGAGAGGAAGTACTCGGTTGTATTTACCAAATTTTAGAGGAGCATGGTCATGCGTAAGGGACGTATCTCTAAAAAAGAGGCAGATTTCATACAAAAAAATATCAGAGTACTTTCACATGAGGAAATTGCTGAACACCTAGATAGGGACCCTGCTAGCATCAAGGACTTTATCAAGCGCAAGTTCAAGGTGGGATTAACCTCTGAAGAAGAGGCAGCCTACGAGCTGGAGACACGACCCTACTGGTCAGAACTAAAGCAGCAGTTTTCAGAACAGGAATTAGAACTATTTAAGTATCATTGGTCCAGAGTCATATCACAGTTTAAGGACGACGTGATTCCTACAGAAGAGATACAAGTTGTTGATCTTATTAAATTGGAGCTACTCATGAACAGGTGCCTCAAAATAAATAAGAGTAACATGGACCAGATAGATGCATTTACACTACTTATAAGCGAGGAGAGGTCTCTTGATCCAGACCAGCAGGATGTGGACACTATAATTAACCTAGAACGGCAAGTGGCATCCCTGAGGGCGGCTCAAGAGTCCCTGAATCGTGACTACAGAGACTTACAGACTAAGAAGAACTCTATGCTTAAAGAGATGAAGGCGACGCGAGAGCAGCGTGTGAAGCGCTATGAGGATAGTAAGCACAGCTTCACTGGCTGGGTCATACATCTCATCAGCAATCCAGAGATAACTCGTTCTTATGGAAGAGAGATGGAGAAGATGCGTCTCGCTATGGAGAAGGAGAAGGAGCGACTGGGGCAATTTCACCAATACGAGGATGGACAGGTGGATCAGCCCTTCCTGACTCCTGAAACAGCTAAGGATTAAAAGGAAACAAGATGAAGAAAGCAATTATATTTGGGGTAACGGGCCAAGACGGTAGTCATTTAGCTGACTTGCTGTTGAGCAAGGGTTACAATGTAATCGGAGTAAACAGGAGAGCCAGTACAGATAATACTGAACGAATTAGTCACGTCTTGGATCACACAAGTTTCAATCTGGTTCAAGCGGACATAACAGATGCTCATAGTGTATATCAGGTGTTTAAAGATAACGATGATGTAGATGAAGTCTATAATCTTGCAGCACAATCCCATGTAGGAGTGTCTTTTAAGCAACCAGCACTAACTTGGGATATAACAGGCAAAGGATGTTTAAATATCTTACAGGCTATTGTGGAACTAGGTGTATTTGGATGCAGGTTTTATCAAGCATCTAGCAGTGAGATGTTTGGTGCTTCATATGATATCGACAGGGATCAAGTGAAATATCAAAACGAAGAAACTAAGTTCCTGCCTCAGTCACCGTATGCTATTGCTAAGTGCGCCTCTCACTACATGACGAGACTTTGCAGAGAAGGATACGGAGTTCACGCAAGCGCGGGAATACTATTCAATCACGAAGGCCCCAGAAGGGGCGTAGACTTCGTAACTAGAAAAATAACAAAGTGGATTGGAGAGTTTCTTAGTTGGTGCAAATCAAAAAAAATCGAACCCTCCGAGTTAGTATTTGATGGTGGAAATGTCTATATTCCGGGAAGAACGAACAAAGACCAAGGATTTCAGTTTCCAAAGCTGCGTCTGGGAAACCTTGAAGCATTTAGGGATTGGGGGTATGCGGGAGATTATGTTGAAGCAATGTGGATCATGCTACAACAGGAACAACCAGATGATTATGTTATCTGTACCGGGGAGACCCATACTATTCGAGAGTTTCTCAGCGTGGCATTTGGATACGCTGGGTTAGGGGAGTACAACGACTTTGTAGTACAGGACCCTGAATTCTATAGACCAGCTGAAGTGGACTACCTAAGAGGAGATAATACAAAAGCGAAAACCAAATTAAACTGGGAGCCTAGACACTCTTTTGAGGATCTAGTTAAGCTGATGGTGGACCATGACTTACAATGAAAACTTATAAAGTCTATATGGATTTGACTTTGGTAATATACCAATTGAAAAAGTTTGACTTAAAGGAATACAACACAGCTTTTCCAATAGTATTTGTTGAATCAGACGACCCTGATGGAGCATGTTACAAGGCTATCTACAAATTAATGCAAGTCATATTAAAACAAGACGATTCCCTTGAGACAGCAATTTTATGCAAAAGATTAAAAGATGATACCAGAATAATAAAAGTTTTTGTACCATGAGAAGAAATTACAGCGATCCAGTATACAAGGACTGGCGAAAGAAAGTTTACAAGCGAGATGGTTACAAATGCCAGATGCCGGGTTGTAGCTCGAAGTTTAGATTACAAGCACACCATATAAAAAAGTGGTCAACCGCCGCTGCGTTGAGATACGATGTTGATAACGGAATAAGCCTATGTCGTGAATGTCACGATGGAATAAATGGGTCAGAGTCACATTACGAAACAACATTTCACTTAATAGTATCTAAAACAAATGCCAAAATACGCAAAAGCACCTAAGTATACAGTAATAAGAGACACGAGAGAACAAGAGGGTTATCACTTTAGCGAGTATGACCTATGCCTTGGTATGATAGACCAGAAACTAGACACTGGTGATTACTCTATACTGGGCATGGAAGATAAGATATGTATAGAAAGAAAAGGTTGTGTGGAAGAACTAGCAATAAACTTGGGACAAAAGAAACATCCGTTCCTAAGAGAAATCGATAGAATGAAAGAGTTCCCGCACAAATTTATAATATTAGAGTTTAGCCTATCTGACTTAATAGACTTCCCTGAGAATAGCAGAATACCTGAGAAGAGTAAAGGCTCTGTTAAGATATCAGGAAAGTATTTATTAAAGTGCCTAATGGAATTTCAGCTGTATGACAAGGTTCATGTGATATTTTGCGGAAATAAATACAATGCGTTTTTAACTGTTAGTAGCTTATTGAAGAGAGTCAATGAACTGTACACTATTGGAAGAAAAAAATGAACGACGTCATAGACTCAATACATGGGCAAAATATAGATACCGACCAGAGGGAAATCTACCTCCATGGTCACTACGGGCCTTTTGAAGATGACCCCGGAGTTGAGTATCGCATGGCGACGACCTTCATTAAAAACATCAGATATTTAGACGCGATAAAAAACGAACCAATCCTTGTCCATATGCATAGCCTTGGTGGAAACTGGGCTGATGGAATGGCTATCTACGACGCTATCAAAGTCTCAAGGTCACACGTCACAATCATAACCTATGGTCAAGCGGAATCCATGAGCAGTATTATGCTACAAGCCGCAGATGTCAGAATAATGACTCCCAACTCTTACTTCATGTGTCACTACGGAAGCAGCTGTAATGCTGGAAGTTTTCTAGACACTCAAAACTGGGCTGAGTTTGAATCAAGAATATTAGATTCGATGCTTGATATATATGTTGAACAATGCATAAAGGGCAAGTTTTTCAGAGAAAGATTTGAAGACCTAAGTGAGTCTAAAGTTAGATCTTTCATAAAAAGAAAACTAAAGGATGGGGACTGGTATATCAATAGTAACGAGGCTGTGTATTACGGTTTTGCAGACGGTGTTTTATCAACTAGAAAGTACGAAGGCATATCAAGCCTAAAATGAATAAAGAGCTAAAAAAAATAGACGAAGCTTGGCTAGGGTTAGATGTATCGGAAAAAGATCTATTCAACCCAATGGACATATTAAATCCAACCGACGATGATTACCATCTAAAGTTATCATGGTTGATGTTCAGGCCAGAATACTTTTCTTTCCTTTGCAAGCAAATATTTAACATACAGATCCTGCCTTCCCAAGCATTAATGCTGCAAGAGATGTGGAACAGAAGATTCCCCATGCTTATAGCTAGCCGTGGTTTCGGTAAATCGTTTATGCTCTCCCTATACGCTATGATGAGAGCCCTCCTACTCCCAAACAGGAAGGTCGTTATTGTCGGCGCTGCCTTTAGGCAATCTAAAGTTCTATTTGAGTATATGGAGACGATATGGAATAACTCTCCTATACTTAGGGATATCTGTGATAGCAACAGTGGCCCACGTAGAGACGTAGATAGGTGTGTGATGAGAATCAATGATAGCAGAGTGACATGCTTGCCTCTCGGTGATGGTCAAAAAATTCGTGGCCAACGAGCCAATGATATCATATCTGACGAATTCGCATCAATACCTAGAGATATCTTTGAGACGGTTGTTGCTGGATTTGCGGCTGTTAGTGCAGACCCAATAGACAATGTCAAAAGAATAGCCGCCGAAAAGAAAGCTAAAGAACTAGGTGTAACCCTAGAAGCGAAAGAGGAGGATGTAACAAGCAACAAAGACAATCAAATCATACTTTCGGGTACGGCATATTATGACTTCAATCACTTTTCAACGTATTGGAAGAAGTGGAAATCTATAATTAAAAGCAAGGGACATATCTCAAGACTAAGAGAGGTGTTTGGAGGAGAAGACCCACCAAAAGACTTCGACTGGACCGAGTATTCAGTTATAAGGATTCCTTATGAGTTATTGCCAGAAGGATTTATGGATGCGGCTCAAGTTGCCAGATCTAAAGCTACGGTCCATGCAGGTATCTATCAAATGGAGTTTGGGGCTTGCTTCACAAGGGACTCACAGGGGTTTTTCAAAAGATCTCTAATAGAACGCTGTGTCGCTTCTGAGCAGGAGCCTATAAAGACAATTAACGGGGACACCATATCCTATAGCGCGTCAATAATTGGGGACGCAAATAAACATTATATATTTGGTGTTGACCCAGCTTCTGAAGTTGACAATTTTTCTATTGTTATTTTGGAAGTTAATGCGGATCATAGACGTATAGTCCACTGTTGGACTACAACTAGATCTGAACATAGGAAGAAGGTAAAGAAGGGATATTCAACAGAGACTGACTTCTATGCGTATTGCGCAAGGAAGATAAGAGATCTAATGAAGAGATACCCCTGTCTACACGTCGCTATGGATGCTCAAGGTGGAGGTATAGCTGTCATGGAATCGCTTCACGACAAAGATAAAATACAAGACGGCGAACACGCTATATGGCCAGTCATAGATGAAGACAAGGAGAAGGACACAGACGACGAAAAAGGTTTGCACATACTTGAGATGTGTCAGTTTGCTAAATATGACTGGCTCTCTGAAGCAAATCATGGTCTGAGAAAAGACTTTGAAGATAAAGCTTTATTATTCCCACACTTCGACGCAGTAAGTATAGGCATTTCAAATGCTGAAGATGGACTTAAAGGCAGAGTGTTTGACACGTTGGAAGAATGTGTCTTAGATATAGAAGAACTTAAAGATGAATTATCTATGATACAGATAACACAGACGACAAGCGGTAGAGACAGGTGGGACACTCCTGAGATTATAGTTGCTGCTGGTAAAAAGAGCAAGACTCGTAAAGATAGGTATTCCGCTTTGCTGATGGCCAACATGGCTGCTAGGTGTCTAGCCAGAACGCCGTCCCCCGCACAATATAACTTCTATGGGGGATTTGCTACGATATCAGAAGCCGAAAAAAAGGCGGCTCTATCAGGAGAAGACTTCTCTGGACCGAACTGGTTTACTGAAAATATGAAAGATATTTATTAATTGTGTATAATAGTGTAACCATTCCAATTACATTCCAACTGTTAAGAAGAGAAAAAAATGAGCGATAATCAACAAATGCTAACTTGGGGAAACGACGATGAAAGAAGCAAGGCTTTCGCAGCTCACAGCGAAAACGTAGCGTCGTATGATGGAATATCGAAATCTCAGGGTAATCACTTTAGGAACTTTATTGGCATAGAGCCAAACAAGTCGGTTCGTCCCGGATTTAGAAGTTCTGACTACTATGCGTTTAGGCCTGATGAAGATATACCTAGAGAGCAGAAGAGAGTAATGAAGATGTGTATGGATGCTTACGACAAAGTAGGTATCATCCGTAACGTCATCGATCTCATGGGAGATTTTGGGAGTCAAGGGATTAGCCTTGTACATGAAAACAAAAGCGCAGAGTCCTTCTTCAAACAATGGTTCAAAAAGATAGATGGTAAAGAGAGATCTGAGAGATTTCTAAACACGTTATACAGATGTGGAAACGTAATAGTGTACAGAAGTAATGCTGACATGACTCCAGAGCTTGCCAAATACATGAGATCTGTTGCTAGTGATATCAAAGTCGAAGTTCCAGACATCAAGAAGAACGAGATACCTTGGAGGTATAATTTCTTTAATCCGACTACTGTAGATCTAAAAGATGGAAACCTATCCTTATTTTTAGGGAGAAAAAGTTTTAACATCTCTACAACATCGATCCTCGACAATTATAAGAATGGAGCTATACCATCACAGGTATTAAACACCCTTCCACCAGACACTAAGAGAAGAATAGAACGGGGAGACAAGGAGATACCCTTAGATCCCGACAGAGTATCTGTTTTCTATTATAAGAAAGACGACTGGAGGCAGTGGGCAAACCCAATGATATATGCAATATTAGATGATATTGTAATGTTAGAAAAGATGAGACTTGCTGACATGTCCGCTCTTGATGGGGCGATATCAAACATAAGATTGTGGACTCTTGGTAATTTAGATCATAAGATCCTGCCAAACAAGTCTGCCATTAATAAGTTGAGAGATATCTTAGCTAGTAATGTTGGTGGAGGTACAATGGAATTGGTTTGGGGTCCTGAACTTTCATATACAGAATCAAACAGTCAAGTTTATAAATTCTTAGGATCTGAAAAGTATAGTTCTGTTCTCAATAGCATTTACGCCGGACTAGGAGTTCCTCCCACCTTGACCGGAATGGCTGGAAACGGCGGCGGGTTCACCAATAACTTTATATCTCTAAAGACTCTTGTAGAAAGATTGCAGTATGGTCGTGACATGCTCATCAAATTCTGGCAGAAAGAGATTGAGATTGTAAGAAAAGCCATGGGTTTCAGAAAGGGCGCTTATGTCCAATTTGACCAAATGAGTCTATCTGATGAGACTGCTGAGAAAAACCTTCTTATTCAACTTGCTGATAGAGATATAATCAGCCATGAGACAATACTTGAAAGATTCAAAGAGGTTCCTCAGGTTGAGAAGATCAGACTTAAAAGAGAAAGCAAAGAGAGAGACAAGGATAACCTTCCAGACAAAGCTAGTCCTTTTCATAACGGTAACCACCAACAAGATATAGAAAAGATAGAGAAGCAGTCTGAAATAAACCAGAAGGAACAAGAAAACCAACCAAAACCAACCAAAGACAATGGTAGACCACCGTTTAAAAAAGATGAAAAGCCAAGGAAAAAGAGAGTAGAAACTCCAAAGTCTAAGCCCGGAGTTGCTAATACTCTTGTTTGGCTAGAGGATTCTTGGGACAAGATATCATCAATAGTAAACACTGCATATCTTGGAACCAAGAAAAAGAAAAACCTAAGACAGTTAACTAAGTCAGATGTTGCTGATTTAGAAAACATAAAGCTTTCTGTCCTTACAAACACAAAGGTTTTTTCTGAAGTTACTAGTGAGTCAGTTCATCAGACAATAATTGATGGTAAGCAGACCCCCAACTCATTTAGAAAGACGCTTAGTGAAGACGGGATTGACACCTACAGTCTTAACATAGATGAATACAGACGCAAGACTTTAGGATGCTTTCTAGAGTTCCTGCTTTCTTAAAAAAGGGCTTTATCACATTATTTTTTAAATTTTGTGTATAACTATTCTAGAGGTAATACAATGAAAATATATCAACCAGAAATCGATGCCGGAATTGGCGATCTAATCACAGCTTCAGCTTCAATAGCTTACTGTTCAGTAGCTAATGTTGTTGGCACCACTACGGCCAGCGAACTAGCTGAAGCAACAGATCCCAACATCGAAAAACTTATAGCTGGAAGCAATCCAGATCAGGTAGATCTATATTACCTTGACTCCGTTCTAGTTTCTACTGGATGGAATAAAAACGACGATGTTTTCCTTTCTGCGTCCACTTGGGCTGCTAGAAAAACCCCGGAAGACAAGCAGTTTAATTTCATGCATGACGAAAACGACATTATTGGCCATATAACTGGATGTTATGTAGTTGATAAAGATGGTAGCAAAGCAGAAGGAGAATTATCTCCTGAAGCCTTTGATATAATAACGGAAGCAGTTCTCTACAACAGTTGGATAGATCCAGAAAACAGAGAACGCATGCAAAACATAATAGCTGAAATCGAAGATGGGAAGTGGTTTGTCTCGATGGAATGCTTATTTTCAGATTTTGATTATGCCATAATTGATCCTCAAGGCAAACATCAACTTCTTGAAAGAGATCAGGCTTCGGCGTTTTTAACTAAGCACCTAAGAGCCTACGGGGGAGAAGGAAAGTACGAAGGATATAAGATAGGTAGGGCTTTACGCAATATTGCTTTTTCAGGTAAAGGCTTGGTTTCAAATCCAGCTAATCCAAGAAGTGTCATTCTTAACTCTACTAAAGCTTTTGACATTTCAGAAGAAGAAAAAATCACCATATTTTCAGGAGAAATTAACATGTCAAACGACAATACTAATGTTTTAGAACAGCAAGTCGCTGACCTTAAAGAAGGTCTAGCAACGGCTCGTGTCGAAAACGAAGCTATTAAAGCTAAGATTGAAGAGGCAAAAGATAAAGAATTTGCTTCTACAGTTCAAGCTTTTGAATCTGATCTTGCATCGAAAGATGAAAGCATCGCAACTTTGGAAGAGGCCGTTAAAGCTTCTGACGAAAAAATTTCTGAACTTGAAGATGCGTCAGCACAGAAAGACGAAGCACTTGCAGAAGCAGTCGCAAAGATTGAACAGCAAGAAGCCGAAGCTAAACTGACTGCACGCAAAGCCGCTTTAATTGAAGCTGGTGCCGAAGAAGAAGAAGCTGAAGAAACTTTAGCTGCTTTTTCAGAAGCCACAGACGAAATGTTCGAGCAAGTTATTGCTCTTACAAAATCTGCGGTTAGTAAGTCAGGAACGAAAAAGAAGGGTGAATTCCCTCCAAAAGATGAAGAAGACGACAAGAAGAAGAAGAAAGACGAAGACAGTAACATGAAAAAAGGTTACTCTGAGTCTGACAAAGCAGCTGAAGAAACAGAAGAAGAAGCTGTCGAAGCGTCTGATGAAACTTTTGAAAACTTAGAATCTTCTGAAGCGACTCTCGTCGAGGCTTCACAAGAAGAAGATAAACTGCAGTCCACAAGAGCTAGTGTAGCTGAGTGGTTAACAGAGAATGTCCTCTCAAACTAATTAAAGGAGAATCATATAATGGCTCTTAAAGCAGACAGATATGAACTACAAACTGACATCAGTTTCTTCTGCGACGAAGTTACCACGCGAGGCGGCATTGTCCACCTTAGCGGCGGCGGCTCTGGCGCAGCAATGGATCAAGGTGTAAACAAGGTTGTGACTAAAGCACTTCCTGTAAACGCCGATGTACCCATGGGAATCCTTTTGAACGATGTTGTCAATAAAGACTTGACAAGAACACATCTAAATCAGTACAAGGATGAAGTCCAAAAAGGTGGTAAGGTTACAGTCCTTAGAAAAGGTTATGTCGTAACAGACAAAATCAGCGGAACTCCAACAGCAGGTCAATGGGCTCTAGCTAGCTCAGCAGGAACTATTTCCGGCATTAGTGATCTTAATAATCACTCGCTTGTTGACGTTTACCAATCTGGTGTAAACATGGTCGTTGGTAAATTCCTCTCAGTCAAGGATAGTGATGGATACTGCAAAGTTGAAATCAACCTTCCATAACATTTTACTCTTGAAGGAGAAAAAATAATGTCATATTCAAACAGACCTACTGATGAATTCATTGCTCTGCTAAAGCAGTCCGGCGATGGAGACATCAATACTGCGCAAGCAGCACAGAGAGAGTTCGCTAAGGCTCTTGAATTGCCACTCCGAAAGGGTGTTTTGGCAGGAGATGTTCTTGGTAACATCTTTGAAACCATTAGCGTCGAAGCTGGGAGCTCAACTGAATTTCCTCTCGACTTAATTTCCCCCGGCATGGAAGGCGAACACATCGCTTATACAAACCCGGGCCACGGTAGAATTCCTGAACGTGCAGTCGAAAGTGACTACGTCATGATTCCAACCTATAGCATCACGTCATCAATCGATTACTTACTTCGATATGCCCGTGAAGCTCGTTGGGACATTGTTGGTCGCGCAATGCAAGTTCTCGAAGCTGGCTTCACTAAGAAGCTCAATGACGATGGATGGCACACTCTTCTCGCTGCTGGCGTAGATAGAAACATCCTCGTTTACGATGGCGATGCCACTCGTGGTATGTTTAGCAAGCGTTTAGTTTCGTTGATGCAGACGGTCATGCGCCGTAATGCCGGTGGTAACACAGGTTCTGCCAACAGAGGACGCTTAACAGATCTCTACGTTAGTCCAGAAGCACTTGAAGATGTGCGCAACTGGGGACTAGATCAAGTAGATGAAGTCACACGACGTGAGATCTATACGGCGAATGAAGGCGGAGCACCAATTACCCGCATCTTTGGTGTAAACCTTCATGACCTTGACGAACTTGGCGAAGGCCAAGAGTACCAAGTCTTCTTTGAAGGAGACTTAGCCGGTGACTTGCAAGGGTCAGACGACGAATTAGTCGTTGGCTTAGACCAGTCCGCCAATGACAGCTTTGTAATGCCTGTTAAAGAGCAGCTTCAAGTATATGAAGATCCTACTCTACACAGACAACAGAGAGCTGGATACTATGGTTGGATGGAAATGGGCTTTGGCGTACTTGATAACAGAAGAATTATTCTGGGATCATTCTAGTCGTCAGTTTTAACTGCCGTATTCATAAAGGCCACCTCCATATATGGGGGTGGCTCTTTTTTTACGTGTATATATAAACTAGAAAGATATCTTTTTTTAGGATTTAACCACACATAGGAGATAAAAATGGCCGCGCTTTCAGATTATTTTGAATCTGGTTTGCTGAACCACGTATTTAGAGGAGGGACATTTAGTAAGCCTTCCAATATATCACTGGCACTTACTAGTGGAGTTCCGTTAGACTCTAATACTGGACAGACAATACCTGAGATTCCTAGCGGTATTAATGGATCTGGTACTGGGTATTACCGTGTTGACCTAGGAGCTCCTGAAGACTCTACTTGGTCACACCTTGCTGCAGACATAGCCTCAGGAATTGGCACCATTCGCAATAGCGGACAGTTGGTTTTTCGTACTGCTCTACTAGATTGGGGATGGGTTTCAGGCATAGCAATAGTAGACCATGCAACAGTAGGGTCTGGTAACCTTCTAATGCATGCTCAGTTAGACAATCCCAGAATTATATATACTGGTGATAATGCTAAATTTGACGCCAGTACTTTGGAAATAAGCTTTAAGTAAGGTAGTTAATAATGATTGTAGATAAGCAAGCGCTTGTACTTAAGATAAATCAACAATTAGCAGACAACTCAACACAGGAAATATCTCCCAGAGATATAAGAGACAACCTGCTGGACATTATTGATTCAGTACACTTATTCACAGCTGATCAAGACATTACCGCTAGAAATTTCGCAACCCCTCCCACTAGAACAACGAGGGCTGGGGATGGAGCTCTAGACAGTCTAAAACTTGCAGGCTACAGCAGTGTAGATAACTCTGCATTTGGAGCTTCCGCATTAAGAGGTAACTATACTGGTGTAAAAAATACAGCCATTGGAACTTACTCCATGAGCTGTAACCTTTACGGTTCTACCAATGTTGCTCTTGGTTATAATTCTCTCGCGGGAAATGTTTTTGGTGACAATAATGTAGCCATTGGTTCCTATACGATGCAGTCCAGTAAAAAGGGCGACAACAATATAGCCATTGGGCATGGAGCTGGATACTACATAGGCGAGAATGATAACTACAAATTATTCATTGCTAGTCATAACATCAACAACGATGACTTATGTTCTGTTACTCCCGGATCTGGTCCTAACCCACTTATTTACGGAGATCTTCTAGGAAACAAATTAGGAATAAACACTACCTTACTACACTCCTTTGGTACGTTACAGGTAAATGGAATTCTATCTCCAACATCTGGAAATAAGCATGACTTAGGATTCTTCTCACCTGCACATGATTACAGGTGGAGAAATGCATACCTAGCAAACTCCATAAATGACAATATATATTTTAATGACATTTCTGCTGCTAGAGTCAAGGGTGATATAGTACCTGATGCCACCAACATCTACAAAATAGGCGACTCTGGTAGAGGTCTGCTCTGGGATGGTTTCTTTAATGACCTCACCGTTAGCGGTGTTGCTAATATAACCAACCTAAACTGGACGACTATAAATGACTGCACCTACGACTGCAGAACTCTATATCTTGCTTCTAGCGGTATCTGTAGCCCCAACAGCGGTCCTTGTGGATATCTTTCTGACACACAAGTAGAGGGTGGAGGCTTAGTACTTCAGGCCAGTGGAACAGATTACAAGAGAGATTATCACTGGACCTTCTTAGCTCCAGACTATAACCAGACATGCTTAGATCCAGATTTAAGTGGTGACAATTCAGCCATGGCTCATGCTAGCTGGTATAGCAACATAAGCTTAAAGCTAGAATCTGGTAGGCATATTAAGACTGATAGAGTGATAGGTAGAGACACCCTAGCTCTCACCAACACAAACGATTGCTTCGGTGTCTTTATAAAGAAAGACTCTGATATAATAAGGACTGGCAAAAACTGGAGAAATGAACAGCAAAGGTTATTGATATCTGCCGTCTCTGGAACGTTTAAGATAATCTTTAAAGAGACAGCATCATCTGCGTCTTCCACAACAGCTGCAATACCATACAACGCAACGGCTAGCGATATACAAGCAGCTCTTTTGGCTATAGGGGTAACTGTCTCAGTATACCAATCAGGTAACACTGATTACTACTACGGCATAGGGGCAAGAACTTTCATACTAGAGTTTGCGGGATCTCTCTCCCGGAAAGACGTACCACTAATGACCGTGGACGCGAGCTCTTTAGTTGGGGCTTCTTTCGGCTCTGGATCAATAAGCCAATGCAGAACAATCCCCGGAATTGACGAGACACAAAAGATCGAAGTTGTCGCCAATGGCGGTAACTGGACTCTTAAAAAAGATGCTGAGCCTGTAATACACAGCTCCTTTGGGGAATGGAACCTAATAAATCAGCTGATACCATATAATGTTTCAGCGGCGATCCTAAAGGAAGCTCTAGAAGATATCTTTGGAGACACAACGATAACTGTCACTAGATCTTCACTATCCGAGGGATTTTCTTACAAAATCGTCTTTAGTGGGAACCTTGGAGAGCAGAACCACAACCTCCTAATACCAGCAGATCATAGCTTGACATCTGGAGGTGGTACTACAGGTACAGGCGCTAGAAATGAACGCAAGAAGATAAAGGTTATTGGAGATGACGGAAAGTGGAAGATAGGCTGGGATGCATCTGGAGCTGGAAGCTATACCTACTCTTCCTTACTTGATGCTTCCGCCACCCTATCTGAAGTCGATGCAGCTCTCGACGGCCTGCTTGGTGATTCTAACCACCAAACCACCTTCAACTCCTCCACTGAAACAGATCCAGACGGTTCAACTTGGATAGTAAAAGAGTATGAAGTAACATTTATCGGTTCCCTTGGCGACCAAGATATTGGTGACGACCAGTTAATAGCTGTTTCCGACACATCTGACCCATTGAGAAAGTCAGGAACAACTTCAAATGTTACATTTAGGCCACAGACCTATCATTTCATAGACGGCTTTCATAAAAAGCGTACAAATATTGCCATGGATAATTTAGTGGGCTTGTGCACGGTTGTCTTTCCAAAATCCTCCAGAAACAAGTACAATGCTGCCGGTGATCGCATTTGGATGACTGAAGCAGAAGTTCAATCGCAGATTGGCAACGTCCAAGACGATTTATATTTATTCTTACCTTTCAAGATACAAGAAGTTGGTTTGCCTAATGTAAACTCTGCTACTGAGACCTCGCATATTAGGGAGGTTTTTGCAGAAATCAGTATACCACTCGAAAAAGACTCTTTGGGAAACATATTAGCCGTTGAGGTTTCTGATATTTCTGACGCAGTCTCTACACAATTGCGCACAAGAAATGTCTTAAACGTTACGATGTCTACCTATTCCCCATGGGTCTATAGAGACAGCCGTTCCCGACAAGAAGGCATTCAAAATACCAGTCGGGAACTTCCCCAAAGCTATTTTATGCATGAGACCGAAGACGCAAAGCTTGTGCAAGCTGCTCAACAAAGCTATTCACTAGAACAAGAACCCTCAATGATGATTCTGTATAATGGTCCGGTAGTCATAAACAGGTTCAGCAAAAGCACAACACAGGGAGGCCAGACTGAGTACGAATTTAAGTTTGGTCCAGAAGTTCATGTAGTCTTCGGCTCTAGTAACGCAGTAGGCATGCTCAATACCCCGGAGATAGGAACTCTCGCTCAAAAGAGGGCAGAAAATTTATACTCTTGGGGGATGATAAGAGGAGGGGATTGCCCCCTAATAGAAGACGACCTTCATGACAAAGTCCACAGGCCGTACCCTATAGATCAGGTTACTACCAGAAATAATGATTTGAGCGGTTTCCCCAATGATAGGGACGAAATCTACTACAAACTTCAAATTATAAAATCAGATTTCACTGGTGGAGTTAATGACAACGACTTACTTAAGAGCACGCATGAAATTGCGTACACAAGTGATGTCCTAAACAACGGCAGTAATCCGTCCTCACTGCAAGTCCAACTTGACAAGTTTTACAGCGGCTACGTTAGAGTTTTATCTCAGATGGCCACAAATGACTTTGGCGCCACAGATCGTACAATAGCTAGACAGAAGTCCAACTGGAATAACAAGGTTGCTGGAAAAGACTTCGTGGTTGGTTACACCGACAACAACCAAGACAGGGCACGCTATGGCTTAATTTTTGAGGTAATCGATCCAACCCTTAGCGCAGCATTAGGCTCTGCCGCAAGGAGAGATTATGGTCATGTCTCAGTGACTGACCCATCAAATCAAGAAGAGAAGTTCATAAGCAAGATGTCATCAGACTCCGTTAATCAGTATCATATGTATATAAGATACTGTGACTCAAACGGAAATGACCTTCCTCATACAAGATTGAGTCCAGAGTTTAATGACTTCTCCGTAAGAAATAGCAACAAGAGAATAGTCCAAGCAGACGGAACTCTTGCCGATACTTTTAGATATGAGGGGGTAAAGCAGCGACCCTATGTAGGCCAATCGGTTGACTATAACCGCCTAGACAACAAACCTCACTTCGTTGTTCACAAGGCGCATCAAGGGGGCAAAGGAGCCTTAATCGGGTCAGCAAATGTTACCACGTTAATAGAGGGTAAGCCTGCCACCCCCGGCACTGGAGGTAGGGTTGTGTCAACAGAGACACACGACGGTAGAGCCGATTCAGAAGAATGCATAACACTAGAGGGTAGAGAAATAGCCCCCGTACTAACCATCACAGAAATTCAAGATGGTACAGATCTGATAGACGACAGCGCAGAATGCAAGGACAATATAGCTTACATAACAGAAGAGCCAATAATAACACCTAACCCATTAACTCCTTCTGGAACTTTAGGAAACATAGGAGATGTGAACTTTATATCCTCCGGATGTTCCTCAGACTACATAGTAGCTTATTCAACTCTGGATTCTGGAAATAACATAACACAGAGATATGTAAGCAATATACAAACTACCGTAAATGATAACAAGTTTAAAGAAAAGATATCTGGCTTTGACTTGACCTATAGAGACGAAGGCGAAGTTATAGATGATATAACGGAACAGAAGAAAGATAGATTTTTAGTTTCTGCCTATGACAACTCAACTATCCCCGTCAATGCCTTAACAATAATGAGAAACAGGAACATTGGCCTTGTTGGAATAACTGATATAGCGGGAATTTCTGAAGAGATACTTCCTGAAACGATATTTAACATACAAGCAACAGGAATTCCAGAAAACAGAACGACTGGGGATGGAGGTGCTAAGCTTCAACTTTTAGGTGGATCAAACAACAAGAAAAAAGACGGTGTCGAACTTGAGTTTATCCAAGGCTCCCGAGTAGCCAATATAAACATGTTCAGAGATTATGACAAGCAGCAAGCCGTGCATATATCTTCTGAAAACCACGTTGCTATCGGAAACCGACATGCAAACGAAATGCTTACAATAGGAAGTGGCGTACAAACGGGGACAAGAGCCGCCATATCTATGCTCCAGTCTTCTGGAACCATAAACCCATCTACAGACTTTGGAAAAGTATATGTAAAAGAAGTTTCTAAAAACAACCAGTGTCAAACCATCTATTTCTTAGACGATTGCGGCAATGAGTTTGACTTAGTAGGAAACAAATTTGCAACCTCAGGCGATAGAATCTATACCGATGAATTTTGCAATACTCACGTTGGCGATCACTCACCAGACGATAGGCACCTTATTGCTTCCAGAGGTGCTTTTGGAAACACAACATTAGGTAGTCACGCGCTTCAAGACTCTATTGGCAGCGCAGACAATATAGCAATCGGTTGTAAAGCTGGCTCTGGCGTAACTCATGGTTGGCAGAATATTTTAATCGGTAATAATGCTGGAGCACATACCGGAGACAATACCCCTGAACCTCTTACTACTGGATTTAGAAACACTGTCTTAGGGCATAACTTAGATGCTGCAAACTCAAGCTACAGGCTTCTTGTCGGCAACGACAGACAACTTTTAATGAGTGGCATCATGGGTCCAGATCGTTCTGACAAGATTCTTACTCTACCACACGGTAGACTATCACTCACGTCTGCAGACGATTTTGACGCTTTAACAATTGATTCAAAGTCAATCAACTTGACAGATAACGCTAATCAGTATCCAGATCAAGCCATGGACTTCTTGTTCACTGGTCCTAATTCTAGCAACGTGCTTGCATCCAACACTCTTCTTTCCCTTAAGCATCACGTTTCTCCAATGGACCCAGATTGCTGTACATATACAGTCCCTTCTCCGGAAAGACCATACGCAGAGGTCCACGGCGACTTTAGGCTAGCAGGAGCAATTAGATTCTGTGACGGAACAAGCATGGAATCCGCTAGTATCCTTAGCGGCTTTAGTATTGTTGGCCGAAGTGGAATAAGAACAGAAATTGGTACTAGTGAAACTTCAATAGACTTAGCTATTGACAAGCTCTCACTCAACACTGCCGCAAATGCTACTGATTTCTATCTAGCAGTTGCTAGTGGAACCACCCATAGTAGAATAAACTTCACTGACTTGGCTGGATACATAAGCCCACTATCCGCTAGAATAGACAACTGTGAAGACGGCCAAGCGGGTTATAGATATATGTTTACCAACAATAGTGTCCTAGGTCCTTTGGGGTGCAATAGTGTTTACATGGGCAATGAGGCTGGCCACGATTCAAACGGTTGGAATCACTCTGTGATGATTGGTACACATGCCGGAAGAAGCGCAACGATAAGTTATTCCTCAGAAAGCGAGCACGCATCTGTATTCATTGGCCACCAAGCTGGTGAAAACACAACGGGGTGCTACTCGTCTACGTTTATCGGTCCTAACGCAGGATTTAATGCAGATGGTTCTTACAGGTCAGTATTTATTGGTGACGAAGCTGGACAAAACGCCAGTTCTTATCGCTCAGTTGGTATCGGTGACAACGCCCTAGAAGGGGTAACTGGTACTCACAACTTAGAGATATGTACGGGCATTGGTAAAGACGGTGCTCAACCTTGGGAAACAAGACTCATGACCGGAAATATGAGCTACAAGATGAACATTGGAGATATCCTTGCTGGCGATATGGGCGTAAGGAGAATGAGCGTTGGAGCCGCAACCGTCCACTCAGAGGATGCTGTGTGGTCAGTAAGAAAGGATTCTTATCAAGGTCACAATGACATTGACTGGATTCAAGACTCGCAACAAGATGACGTTAGAGTGGCGGGTGTACAGAAGGACGGCGTTCCATTCGCCGCGTTTACGTATGACTCAGGCGACGTTGTGGGAAGAATATATGTAGAGGGGTATGCTCAAGGAAGTATTGCCAAACCATCCTCTGCAAGCTCAGCAACAACAGGTCAGATCATGATTAAAAAAGAAGGCTGGGCTGATGACAAGCTTGTAAGTATACACAATAGAGATACGACTCTAAATATAGTATCCGGCGACTACGTTATTGCGATATTAATAAATGGAGAGTATCGTCCTATATGGGTAAGCTGTTAGTCTTAACGAGGAAATAAAATGGGCAGACCACGAAAGTGTAATTGTAAGTGCGGGGAAGATGTAACCGATCCGCCGGATTTCGACGCCCAATTCTTTGTTCTTATTTTTCAAGATGAGTCCCATCCTCTCTATGTGGATCAAAATTCCGGTGGCGGCGATGGTCGAGGCGAGTTTATACCAGACCTTGCATATTTCAGACAAAAAGAGCAATCCATTGGTAGGATTAATATGGCTATATTGCAGCCCCATGCTACTTGGGGAATTCCTTCAATTAAGGCGGAAAGTTTTAATGGGGGTGGCCCAGGAGGTCTTCCGGTAGAGGTTTTATATCATAATAGATGCTCCAGAAATACAGTTACAAGCGATGATAGAACTAAGTTAATATATATTACAAACGAGCTGATAAGAGGAGATTACGAGTGTGTTGGCGTTTTTATTGATATTTCTGGGTCGATGAGACGAGCCACCGTAGAGGCAATAGTAGACGAGTGGTATTGGAACATATCAACATCAGAAGCAAGCCACTCTACCTACACGAGATATATAGTAGATTCGGCTGGTGATCCATGGCCATTACCTTCCTGTACAGCAGGAGAGCTCGGTTTGGGAACAGCAGGCGGATGTGTCAAAGAGATAGGGACTGGAGCAGAAAACTGGCTGAGAATAGCAGCGGATAATGCACAATCAATACACGACGACCCTGATGGTTGTATTGGGGGAAATGTTAGTGGCTGTGACTGCACTCAGAAAATAGGATGGCCTGAAATATGTGCTGTCTTTATGGATAAGTCGAAAGTTCCCACAACTGTAAACTTCAACATAAGCTGGATAAAAGCTGGCACACTATCAGATGATAGCTCTCCTTTCGTAGAACTAAAAGACACTTATGGGAACGTTTCAAATTCTAATTTTAAGGCTGATATAATAGAAGCGTTTGCTGTCTGGAAAGCCGCCCTTGAATCCGCCTGCTCTTGGTTGACTGTTAATTTTACAGACATAGGAGACGAGACCATAACGACCCTACCAAGCGCCACTGTCGCCGGAACATATAAGTTCTCAGATTATCCCGGCGCAAATATAGGAGACATAAGAATAGGGATGCATACGATTCAGTCGTCGGCCATAGCCCACGCCTATTATCCCGGAGCTGCTTTAGGGATAACTGGAAACCAAGGTGGAGATATGCACTTTGATAGTGCAGACAAGTTTAGAAAAGATGACCAATCTGTAAGTGGCGCATACAGCATTAAGGTGGTGGCTGTTCATGAAATAGGCCACTCGCTTGGTTTAGCACACCTAAGCGCAGCAAGCAGTGTAATGTACAGCAGAGCCAAGCCACCCGAAACAAACTACGACGATGAATGGTCCGGTGGCGTGATTGGCGACACTGCCACATTTAACGCCCTAAAAGAACTTTACTGCGGAGTATAGAGATGTTAAAATTAGCGAATAGAGTCAAGGAAACTACCTTAAGTCAGGGTACGGGCTCCGTTATACTAGGAGGTGGTTTTGGAGCTTTCCAGACATTCTCCTCAGCTATAGGTAATGCCAACGAAACCTTTTATACTATTGAAAATGAATCAAAATGGGAAGTAGGCATAGGCACTTACACCTCTGCGACAAACAGCCTATCAAGAGACACTATTATCAGCAGTAGCAGTTCAGGATCTAAAATAAATCTTAACGGCTTATCTATCGTATTTTGTACTCTCCCAGCAGAGAAAACAGTATTCTTTGGAGCGACTAACTATCTCCCAGATGGTATGCCGCTTACTCTTGGACGAACCGATGCGGGAAATCTCATACATGCTTATGTAGATAACGCGACTGACGAAACCGTTGCTCTACATATAACCAACGAGTCTTCCCCAACATGGAAGCTTGGGTTCAAAGATTCTCCTTCATCCAATACGTCTGCACCAACCTATGGGTATGTTCACGGGGCAAATGGCACAGCAGGTCTTTACGGAGATTCTGACGCATATGCTTATATGGATGTAAACCTTGGATTTTACATAGTTCACGAAACTGTAAACCTAGTTCAGGTAACAAAAGATGGTGGCACTCAAATAAAAAACGGCTCAGCCGCCGTCAATGCTTTAACCGTTAAGGGCGCTTCAGCACAGTCCTATCCACTTCAAGTGTGGACAAACTTTGCTGGCACAACGTTATCCTCCGTTAGTTCTGATGGCTCTCTAGCACTGGGTAAAGCCACAGCTCCTAACTACACGCTAGATGTAAACGGAACAGCTAATCTTACAACATTGAGGTTTGCAGACGGCTCTAGTCAAACAACGGCCTCAAAGCCTTCAGGAGAATTTGTAGCCCTTAGTGGTGTGGCTGAGACAAACAAAACTAACATAGCGACAAACACTGCTCAAATAGTAATAAACAAGGCCACAACTGTTGGTGTATCAGGCTTACTAACGGGTGTACTAACCGCAACCAGTGGAGCATTAATAAACGCTAACTTTATGCCCTTAGTTAGCGGCCAAGTAATAAACACCATGTTGGCTGCACACGACTACCTGCCAGTAGCTAGTGGTGCTGTAATTAACACAATGCTTGCCGCTCATGAACAAGGCGGCTCAAGCGCTCTTCCTGTCTCCAGTGGGGCAGCTATCAATTCTCACTTTATGCCTTTAGTGAGTGGTGATAACTTCATGCCTATCCTTAGTGGTGTAGCTATAAACACGTTCTTTGCGACGAAGCAAGACACCATAACGGGGAGTAATCGAATAGACGCTGCGCACATCAGCGCTGGCAATGTGAGCAACACAGAATTTGGTTTCCTGAGTACCGTAACCGACGATATACAAACACAGCTAGATTCAAAGATTCCTACGTCTAGCGGGTATCTTCCAATCAGTAGCGGGGATGTAATCAACACCATGCTAGCAGCTCACAGCCAAGGGGGAATGCCGGTGTCTAGTGGTGCTGCTATCAATGCTCACTTTATGCCTTTAGTGAGTGGTCAGGTTGTAATGCCAATCTCTAGTGGAGCAGCAATCAACACCATGCTCGCCGCGCACAGTCAGGGTGGAATGCCAGCATCCAGCGGAGCCGTCATCAACACAGCACTCACAAACGTGCTTGCTGGTAGTCTACCAGTCAGTAGTGGCGCAGCAATCAATGCTCACTTCCTGCCAATGGTGAGTGGGGACGCTAAGTACATACCAGTCAGTAGTGGAGCCGTAATCAACACTATGCTAGCAGCTCATAGTCAAGGGGGAATGCCGACATCTAGTGGGGCCGTTATCAACACAGCTCTAACAAACGTCCTTGCTGGCAGCCTACCAGTCAGCAGTGGGGCAGCAATCAATGCTCACTTTATGCCCATGGTCAGTGGGGATGCTAAATTCCTACCCGTCGCCAGTGGAGCAGTCATCAACACTATGCTCGCCGCGCACAGTCAGGGTGGAATGCCAACGTCTAGCGGAGATGTCATCAACACAGCTTTGACAAACGTGCTTGCTGGTAGCATACCAGTTAGCAGTGGCTACCTTCCAACAGCCAGTGGAGCAGTCATCAACACCATGCTCGCCGCGCACAGTCAGGGTGGAATGCCGACATCTAGTGGGGCCGTAATCAACACAGCTCTAACAAACGTCCTTTCTGGCAGCCTACCAGTCAGCAGTGGGGCAGCAATCAATGCTCACTTTATGCCGATGGTCAGTGGGGACGCCAAATTCCTACCCGTAGCCAGTGGAGCCGTAATCAATACCATGCTGGCTGCCCATGAGCAAGGTGGTTCGAGCTCTCTACCCGCTACTAGTGGCGCTAAAATAATCTCTGACTATATGAACGTCAAAACCAGTGGAGACGCAATCGCATCACACTTCATGCCACTCCACAGTGGTATAGCCATAAATGCTGATTACATGCTTGCAGCCAGCGGTGCAGTGATTAATGCTCACTTTGGTCCTCTAGCAAGCGGGGATGCTAAATTCCTTCCTATAGGCAGTGGGGCAGCAATCAATGCTCACTTTATGCCCATGGTCAG